CCTCAAGATTTAGATGCAAGATTAAAGTTTATTCTAGGAATTACTTTAGGATCAATTTTATTTATAACTTCAACAGGCATTATGTATGCTTTAATATTTGTTACACAACCAATCACTGGACAATCCGAAAATGATAAAATGTTCTTTAACGTATTAGGTAGCGTTGCTACATTTATTACTGGAACATTGGCTGGACTTCTTATTGGTTCATCTGGCGCTAAAGATGTTATGGCAGCACAAATTGCAAACAAAGAAATTGATGCAAAAAATACACAAGCAGATAAAAAATTAGAAGCTGAAATTGATGATGCAAAGTCACGTAGATTGGCTAAACCAGATGGCGCAATGCCAGCAGAGCAACCAGTAGATGATAGCTGGGACAAGTAATGTCAGAGCAAGGAACTGCAGCAAAATTAGTTGAAATTGCAACAGCAGAAATAGGTACCGTAGAAGGTCCTAAAGACAATGAAACTAAATATGGTAAATTTACCAAAGCAGATTTTCAACCTTGGTGTGGATCATTTGTTAATTGGTGTGCAAACGAAGCTGGAGTAAAGATTCCAAATACGGTATATACTCCTGGTGGCGCACAAGCATTTAAGAAAGCAAACTCATGGATTGATGGAGACCTTGCAGATCCAGAGCCAGGAGATATTGCTTATTTTGATTTCCCATCAGACGGTGTTGATAGAATATCACACGTAGGAATAGTTGCAATAGATAACGGTGATGGAACTGTTTGGTGCATTGAAGGTAATACTTCTGGAGATCCTAAAGGAAGCCAAAGAAATGGCGGAGAAGTTTGTAAAAAGCTTCGTGCATATAAAAAAAATAAAAAGAATATAATGGTTTCAATTGTTGGATTTGGAAGACCTAAATTTGGAGCAAGCATTGCTAAAAAATCTGAGCCTGCTGCAAAAACAACTAAAAAGGTAAAAACTTGTTCAGAGTGTGGTCAAGTAGTTAAATAAATGAATACTTATAGAGTAAAATTAGAAGTAGAGGTAGAAGTAGAAGCCTTTGACGAAAATGATGCTCTAGACTATGCAAATGATATATTTGGCGTAGATGACGAAATAAAAAACGTTAAAATAATTAACGTTAAGGAGAAATAATGGCAAAAGAAGGATATAAGCCAACGTCAGGAATGCAATCAGCAGCACGTCGTGCTATTAAATTAAAAGAGCAAGGCAAAGCAAAAGGTGCTGGCACAGCAGTAGGTTGGACTCGTGCAGGACAACTAGCAAGAGGCGAAACTCTAAGTTTATCTACGGTTAAAAGAATGTATTCTTATTTTTCACGCCATGAAGTAGATAAAAAAGGTAAAGACTGGAATAATGCAGAAAGCCCATCTAATGGAAAAATTATGTGGTTAGCATGGGGTGGGGACGCAGGGTTCTCGTGGTCCAGAAAAATAGTTAACAGGGAGAAAACAATGAAAAAGAATTTAGAATTAAATGAAATCGTAGAAGAAATTAAAGATATACTTGATGATGTAGTAAATCCAATTACTAAGGTAATTGAGATTGAAGACGATATAGTAAAGTCAATTGATCCTAAGCTAGAAGATCTTACAGATGAAGAGATTTCAAAGTCTTACGAATCAGATAATGAAGATGAAGATAAATGGAATAATATGGAAAAGGCTTGCTGGTCTGGATATAAGCAGGTCGGAATGAAAGATAAAGGCGGAAAACGAGTACCTAATTGTGTACCAATTAAAAAGTCTTTATTTGGCACAGATGGACCTCAAACATTAATACCTAAAAATAAATAATAAAATCAGTTGACAAGGCCTAAAAGATCCCTGTATAATAGTATACAGGGATTCGCCTTTTATATTTAAGGAAAAATGTTACATTTAAATGAACGTGGTGTAGACGTATTTATAAATAAATATAAATCAATTACCAATGATGCATATTGGAACAACTATGATTTAATTATTTGGAAAAAAAATAACAATGCATTTTTTAATATAAAAGGAATATTTAATAAAACTTGGGGAATGGCAGATAGAGTATCTGTAGATAACAAAGGAATGTGGGTTCTACCTAAACAATATGTCAAATATTTTAAATAATTTAGGGGTAGACAAAGACGATTTAGACTGGTGGCACCTTGCAGTTTGTAGAGGCATGGACACTAACCTGTTTTATGATAAATATGAAAATGATCCTAAGATTGCAAAAAATGTTGACGAAGCATGTCTAGCCTGCCCAGTTATAGCAATGTGTTATAAATCTGGATCAGATGGTGATGAGTATGGCGTATGGGGCGGAGTTTATTTAAACTCTGGAACAATTGATAAAACTAGAAATTTACACAAGACAGCTGATACATGGAAAAGATTGAAAAAGAAAAATGTTTATTGATAAAGATAAAAATCATTTTAAACATGGGATTAATCAATGGACTGGGGAGCCCAACAAGCCAGTATTTTATACACCAGAAATGTCAAAAGCAATAAGAGGAATTACCAAACCAGCAAACAACTTACAAATGGATATAGTAAAGTATCCAGAATTTTTAGCAATAAGATTATATGAAGACAACTTTGTACAATTTGAAGGCGTTAAAAAAGAAATGGTCATAGATTATGTAGCGAAAGTAAAAAAGCTACTTGAGTCATATGGAGTAAGATGTGAGCTGGAAGGAGTGCCTAGTGAAAGAATACTACGATAGAGTATTAATTGTATTTATTCATGATCTAGGAGTTTATGGAACTACAGAAAAACTAGGAGCATTTGCCTCTATAGTAAAATATAAAAAAGATGAAATGGAGTACGAAGAAATGATAGATAATTCAGAATTTTCAATTATGGATGAAATTGTATTTTCACATGTAGAAGAGGAATATAATGGATAAGGTTCTTTGCTATTCTTGTAACAAAACTAAAAATAAGTTAAATCTTAAAAAGTCTACATTGCTTCCAATAAATTTATTTATGTGTGATGGATGTATAGAATCAAAATTTGAACCAAGATGGCTAGTAATCATTACTGGTAGACAAAACGGGCCAGAAAGCGTTAGAGAGTTTGTTTTAAAAAAGAAATATGTTGGAGATGAAATTTCTGCTTCTGAGTTATTAATTTAGTATACATTCTACGGTATAATATGATATATAATGAATCTGGATCTGAACTCTATAATTATTGCAATATCTGCTGCGATATTGTCTGGCATGGGGACGGCAATTATTGCTGGTCTGAACGAAAATAAAAGAGAAAAAAATAGAAAACAAGAGCGTGAGCAGGACCATTTAAAATTAGAAGTAAAAGACCTAAAAATTGAATTGTATCAAATAGAAAAAGAATTAACTGAATGGAAAGATAAATATTATAATGCTATTCAGGAATTAATTTTAATTAAATCTGAGCTAGAAGATGCCCTGAGAAACCTTTCAGAAATGGATTCAAACGAGGTTTTGGACAGATAATTTTTAATTTAGTATACTAGTCTGTATGACAGCAGTGGTAGCCCTTATTCATGAAAATAAAGTCCTTCTAGGAGGAGATTCTGCTGCATCCGATGATAAAACAGGATTAATTTTTTCACGCACAGACCCAAAAGTTTTTAGAGTAGGTCAGTTTGGAATTGCATTTGTTGATAGCTTTAGAATGGGACAAATTCTTCAATATAACTGGACTCCACCAATTTATAAACCAACAGCAGGATTTAAAAATTTAGAAAAATTTATGCGTACTAAGTTTGTTGAATCAATTAAAGAAACATTTAAAGAACAAGGATATGGCAATCAAACTGCAGGCTCTACAGAAGATGGCGATGAAGGCGGAGTTTTCTTAATAGCAGTTCAGGGTGCAGGTAGAATATTTACTATGGATAGCGATTTTCATATAGGAGAAGCAGACATTCAATACATGGCAGAAGGCGCTGGGCAAGAGTTGTCTTTAGGATCACTATACTCAACATCATCTATTAAAACACCCCGTAAACGGGTCAGGATGGCTCTAGAAGCGGCTGCAAAATTTAACATGGCAGTTAGAGCACCATTTACAATAATTGAAATTTAGAGTATAATTAAATATATGGACATCAATAATCTTAAGCCAGAAAATTATAACATGGCTATGGATTTAAGAGGAACACCAACTCATGTTTGTCCTTGTGGATGTTTTATATGGAATCTAAAAGTAATCTTTGAAGATTTTGATATTGCAACATATTTTTTAGATATGGAATGTGCAAACTGTGGTAGTTTAGCAACGGCTCCCACCCCAACAGACAGGTAAAAAATGAGAAAATCAGAAAGATTACGATTGTTAGAAATGCAAATAATCAAACTAGAGTTTGAGATAGATTTATTAAACAACATGCTTGCCGCATTATTAGAGGCAAACAATTTACCACAACCTCAATTAGACGCTGGTAAATGGTACCAGAGACGGATAGATAGAAACTCTTGACAGATTTGGGTATGTTTTAGTAAAATGTACCTATGAATAAAAAACTAATAACTGCAATATCAATACTATCACTAACACTATCTACTACATTTATTGCTGTAGAGGCGAAAGCTAATCAAGTACCCTCAACAATAGCAATTCTGGACACTGCATTAGACACTTCTCTACCAATTTTTAAAGATAAAATTGTATATGAAGTTTGTGTTTTAGAATTGGCCTCATGTCCAAATGGACAAAAGTTTATGGAAGGTCCAGGATCTACTGTACTTCCATTTGATATTATTTCTAAAAATGGTTTTGATCACGGAACACAAATGGCATCAGTTGCAGTAGCAACTAATCCAAATATTAAAATTGTTTTTGTAAGAATTATTGGAAACAATCCATCTGGCTCAAGACAATCAACTGGCGAAACTGGTGTTTCTTTAGCATTAAAATGGGTATTAGATAATAAATCTCGTTTTAATATACAGAGCGTTGCAATGTCTCAATCAAATCATGCAATACTAACAACATTAACAGACTATTGCCCTACAACACCAATGTTGCGTGGAGTAATATCTTCATTAGTTTCTTCAGGCACACCAGTGTTTTTTCCAGCAGGAAACAACAGAGACCTTTCAAGGTTATCTTGGCCAGCATGTATTAACGATTCAATATCAGTTGGAATGGCAGACCAGTATGAGCAAATAGATAACTTTTCTAACTTTGATAAAGATAGATTAGACTTTTATGCTCTTGGAAATATGAAAGTTGCGGTTCCAGGAGGTTCTGTAAAAAATGCAGCAGGGTCATCAATTTCTACGCAAGTTGCTGCTGCTACATGGGCTGGAATTAAAAGTTCAAATCCTTCTTTAACTTATCAACAAGTTTTAGATATGCTAAATAATGCTTCAAAGCCAATCCGTGGTGCTAGGGGGCAATATGGTAAACTTATCTCTAGTGCCCCTATTGAAATTGCACCAAGTGCTCCAATAGTAACAAAACCAGTCGCTCCAGTAACTAAAACTGCAGAGCAATTGGCTGCCGAAGCAAAGGCTGCTCTTACAATTGAGGCTAACAAAGCAATTTCAGAGGCGGAAGCAAGATACCAAGCTGAAGTTAAACTGGCTGCAGATAAACTGGCTGCAATTAAATTGGAGTGGGCTAAAAAAATAAATGGCTAACATGACAGTGCTAGAAGAAATAATTAAAGAAATCGGTGAGGAGTTGTACCAGAAATGGTACAACGCCCTTGCAATAGAAGACAGAACAGAAGAATCTTCTAAGGCTATGTCTATAAATGCTGGAGAAACAACATTTTGGGTAGTTCAAACATTTATGAATAAATTTAATGCAGCAGCAGAGGAACTAAAAGACAAATAATGCTAGAAATAAATGACGAAAATTTTGATAAAATATTAACTCTTCATAATGTTTTAGTTGTTGATTTTTGGGCAACATGGTGTAGGCCATGTAAAATGTTTTCTCCTATTTTAGAGGAAATTTCTAAAGAAAATAATATTTGGATTGCCAAAATAGATGTAGATCAAAATCCAATACAGGCTTCAAAATACAACATAACCTCAGTTCCAACAACAATTATATTTGAAAATGGTAAAGAGGTTAAAAAAATACTTGGCGCAAAACCTAAACATCAAATGATTGAGGAGTTAAGTAAATGGCTATAGATTTTTTAGATGTTCAATCTTGGTATGAGTATGGTCGTGAAAAAAATTGGGTATCAGAGGTATTTTGCGACACACATGAAGGACCACCACTTTCTGATGAAGAAATGGAAGAATGGGAAGAGGGCGGAGATCCTTGTAGCTTTCATGTAAAACTTTGGGATCAATAAAGACAACAAATTGCTTGGTTAAACGTTTATATATATGGGTGTACACCCAAAATAGAATTCCATTTTGTAAAAAAATGGATAAAAAGGAGAAATAAAAAAATGAAGTCATTAAAAAAGATTGCCGTTGCTTCGGCTGCAGCCCTAGCATTACTAGGCATTCAATCAATTAATGCATCAGCAGCACCGTTAGCAGTAACAGTTGCTGGTTCAGCAAATACTACAACATCTACAGCGCCTGCGACTGCGAACGTTCCAGCCGACAACACAGTAGATTCAGCAGATGCCATTGCTTTAGCAGCAACAGCAGATACTGGAACTGTAGTTACATTTACAGCAACAGGTGGCGTTAAGCTAGTCACAGCTTTAAGCGCAACAAATGCAGTAGTTAGTTCTTCTGCAGGTTCAACGTCGTATTCAGTAACTTCTGCAGGATCTGCAGTAACTGTTTATGCATTCACAACATCAACAGCAACAGGTTCAGTTACAATTGTAAATGGATCTTACTCTACAGTTGTTTTTGTTAAAGGAATTGCAGGTTCTGTATCAAACGTCGGAGTTTCAGTACCAACTTCAGTGGCAGTAGGAACCATTCCAGCAATTACAGTAAGCACAACAGACGTGTTTGGAAACGCAGTTTCTGATACCGTAACAGCAACATTAATTGGTGGAACTTGGGCAGATGGCTCAATTTCTAAACAAATTGTAACATCTACTGCAGCTCAGGTTGCAGCGGATTCTACATTAATTTTAGGATCTAAAAAAGAGAATACTTCAGTTGCAACAATTGGTAATGTAACAATTGCAGTAACTGGTGCGACAACAGCAACAGCAGTCACTGGACTAAAAGTTCCAGTAAAAGCCGTAGTTGCGTCATACACAGTTACCGATTTAAATGGCACAATTGCACAACTTCAATCTCAAATTAGCTCATTGTCAGCAGATTTAAATTCAGCAAAAGCTGACGCTGCTTCAAAACAATTAGTTATTGATTCCGCAACAGCAGCAAAAATTATTGCTGATGCAGCAGTAATTAAGGAAAAGGCTGATTATAATAAATTAGCTACAGCCTGGAATAAGGCATTTCCTAAAAAGAAGGTTGTTTTAAAGAAGTAAATTCTTTAAATAAGGGGCAAGGGAAACCTTGCCCTTTTTTTATTTAAATGGTAGAATATATATGTGGAGTACATTGAAGATCAAATAAGAGAAAAAATATTAAACGAAATTAAATATTTAGAGTTACCATATGAATGGAAACCTAACGAAGTAATTAATTATATATATAATAAATTAAGTAGAGGTAAAATTAATGAGTAGTAAAAAAAGAAGTGTTTATAAATCAATTACATGGCCAGCAGTACATATTTTGTTTGTTGGTACATTAGTATATTTATTTGAAAAAGCTATTACTGGCGAAGCACATTGGGAATATGCTGGTTCATTTGCAATAATTTATACAGCATGTGAAATGATTGGCTTTTTCTTACACGAAAGAGCATGGGAAAAATTTGGAAAAAGAGTAAAGTGAGTTTAGTATTAAAGTCAGAAAATCCATTAGTTCATAGTATGTGTGAAAAAAATGATTGTGAAAATAAAGCAACAAGAATTATTAAAGATTTAAATCTTTATAGCTGGGTGTGTGAAGAATGCTATGGAAAATATAGGCCTTGATAAAAAATATAAATAATAAAATTTATATAATTGAGGGATATATATCTAAAAGCACATCAGATTTTTTAACAGAAACATTTAATAGTACTACATCAGATGCACCAGATTACCAGATAAAAGGTGGTCCGTCCTTAAGTCCAGAAAATGGATATACTTTTAAATGTGGTAATCCTATTAAAAGCTACCAAGATGATAATAATTACAATATTGGAATAGACATTTTGACAATGTTATGTAATTCAATGTCAAACACAATTTCAGACTTTTTAGATACAAAAATGGATATTAAAACAATGTTTTATGGGTTAATGCTAGAAGGTTCTGAAATGAAGACGCATACAGATAATTACATTACACCTAATGACCCAGAAAGTATTAGAAAAAATTCAAAAGACGATTGGTCTGGGCTTCTTTATCTTAACGATAATTATGAGGGTGGGCTTTTAGAGTTTCCCCAAGAAAATTTTTCAATAAAACCAAAACCTGGAACCTTTATTTTTTTTAAAGGGGATCATGATTTACCACATCAGGTGTCAAAAATTGAAAAAGGGCATAGAAACGTAATAATATCATTTTTTTGGCCTATAAAATATCGTGGCCTAGATACTGTTTTGGGTTAGTAATTTCTTAAATGCTATAATAAGGGTATAGATGGATTTCTAGACCCATCTAAATACAACAACCTATAGGAGAAATAAAATGTCAGACGGAAAAGATTTAAAAGGATTTAACGAAACAAAGCCAGTAGGATCATCACCATGGTCAACAGAATCATACACAGAGGCACCAAAAGCTGCATTCCCATCAACTGATAAGTCATCACAAGATGGCGCAGGCGTAAACAACGGCGGTAAGTAATAATGTGTTTTGAATGCGGATGTGAATCAGTAGGAAGTACAACTGGAATTGTTCCAGTTACAATTACTGAAGTTTCAAGAGATGGAGAGGCTGGTCTTACATTAAATATGACCGCCACTCCAGCGCAAAGAACATCATTTATCAATGAGTGAAAATGGCACAGGTATGGCGACACCGCCAAACAATGAACCAGCAGGCGCAGTAACTTCTCAAGAAGTTGGTCGTAAAAAACCAAATCAAGGTAAATTTAGATCTGGAATTGCAAATCAAAGATCATTAACAAGAGTTGACCGTAATAAACATGGGATTCGTAGAGAAACCAATATGGGTCCTAAAAAAACTGGTAGACCAAAGAAGGTTTAATAATGTGCACAAGATCAATATCTAGTTCTTCGGATCTAGATATTGATATTTTAAATACTATAGATGATCAAATTGATAAAGCTGAAGGAACAGGATTAATATAGTGATAGAAATTATTCATAAATCAGATATTGTTGAGTATAAAAATGTATTTACAAAAGAAGAGTGTGATTACATAATTTCTTATTGGAAAGATCTTGACGACTGGATATTATCTTGTTTTTACAATATGTATATATTGTCTGGAAATAAACCACATACTCCAGAAGGTGGGCACGCTTTAAGAAAATTTCAATTAAAATCACAAGAATTAGCAGAAAAAGTATTTAATAAAAAATTAAAACAAATAAGCTTAAGTTCTCATAAATGGGAGCCAGGAGCATTTGCGCCAGACCATTCAGATAATACCGAATTAGATGGGACTCCAAATGCATGGCAAGAAAATAAATTAGTTACCATGATTTATCTAAATGATAATTTTGATGGAGGACTCCTGACATTTAGAGACCATCAAATTTCTTTTAAACCAGAGACTGGATCAGTAATTGTTTTTGATGTTGGAATTCAAAACGTACATGCGGTTACTGAAGTAACATCTGGAACTAGATACACCATGATGGGGTCATATGATTACGCAGATAGTGTATACAATGTTGATCTAAAAAAAATTAAAGAAGATACCAATCCTTTAAGAGAAAAGTTAAGAGAAGAATGGGCTAATGGACAAATTATGCCAAAAGATTCCGCAACCTACTACAAACCAATAAATAAATAATTATGTATACAATAAAAACTATAGAATTTCCTGGATACGAAGAATTAAAAAATAATTTTAATATTTATAAAGATATTTTTATCAATGAATCAATAATTGCTTTTAGAAATGCAAATTTAGACTTTGAAATGCAAACTAAAATAATGCATTTATTTGGTGATAATTTAGGCTGGTATCCGAATTCTTCAAACACCAACCCTTCAGATTATATAGAAACACATCACAAACATATGGACGAAAAAAACGTTTTTGATAAAAATTCTATTATGCTTCAGTGGCATCAAGAACATGTTGCTCAAGAACATAACCCTTATGTCAGTGGATTATGGAATATGATTTTATTTAAATGTGAACCAAGTACTGGAAAAACATTTTTTGTAGATATGTCTAAATTATTTAATATGTTTAATGATGAAGATAAAGATTTTTTATTAAAATGTAAAGTATCAATAAATAATTATAGGTGGCATGGCAAAAAAGATTATTATTATTATCTTAATGAAAAAGATTCAAAAAATAATAATGATGAGTTGGTTACCTACAGTTTAGTTTCAGAACATTGGATAACTAAAGAAAAAACAATTAGAACATATTTATCTAAAGGTGAGACTACAAGTCTATATAAATTTAATAATGAAACTCCTACCATTGAAAATATTAATAAATATAAAGAAATATCTGAAAAAATTAACAATGAAGTTAATAATAATGAAAATATAAGAATGCAACATATTTGGGAACAAGGTGATCTTCTAGTACCAGATTTATTTAAACTGGCACATGCTGTTAGCGGTGGATTTAATAAAGATCAAAGACAGCTAGACGGAATGTTCGGCACACTAAGCCCTTGGCCAAAAAAAGATTAATACATGCTTGAAGAAAAAATTAGAAAAGCAAAAGTAGAAAAAAGGCCAGTTTTATTTAAAGGGATACTTCCAACTAATTCTGACTGGAACTATATAATGAATTATATAAATAATAAGTTTAATGAGACCCCAAAATACCAAGTTCAAAATGATAGATTTTTTAAAAATAAAAAAGATAAAACTGTTCCAATGCTTAGCAATTCTGACCTTAATTTACAGGCATGGGGAATTAAATTACCAGAATGCAAAAATCTTTCTGATACATTTTCAATAACTAACAAGGTAAATGAATCTTCATTTAAACTTTTAATAGATTTTTTAGGATTTGGAAATTTAAACAATATACATAAAGATAAATCAGAGGTATATTCTTGGACTTTAATTAATTCTGTAGAATATAGAATATATGAAAATAAAAATGAATATCCTTTTGAAGAAACACTAGAGATTGGTAATGAACCTTATGAATCTTTTATTATTGAAGCTGGTGACGTTATGTACATGCCTAAAGGAGTTGTTCATCAATCAGTAGTCAATGAGCCTAGAGTATCATTGATAGCATCTTTTTTATAATATTAATATTTTAAAGCGTAATTTTTATCATTACCTAACCAAATTAACATAGTATATCTACTATCTACTATTTTTTTAATTTCATGATCATAATTAAGTTCTCCGTTTTGAGACGGAAAACAAAATAAATCCCCACAACGAGGCTGGTATTTATATTGTAAATAAGGAAAATGAATTTCACCTTCATTAAATACATCATTTAAATAAATAGAGCAAGTATATTTAATATGAGGATTTTTCCCATAATCATTATCGCCATGAATTTCTAAATATGCACCATCATTTTGTTTTGCTAACCAAAATGAAGAAGGATATAAATCTTCATTAACTTTATATTCAATTTTTATTTTTTCTACACATTTTTCAAAATATTTTAATACTAAATTTTTAACTTCTCCAAGTTCATCTAAATTAATTGATGATTTATGATAATTATCTTTACCAAACATTTCAATAAAATATTTATTTTCTTGAAAAGATTGAAACTTGTTTAAATTATTATTAATATATTTAATTACCTGATCCGACTCTGATTTTTGCATAAATTCATTAAATAGTTTGATTGTCATACTATTATTATATCATTTATGGTATAATTTAATTTATGCGTAAATTAATTGATGGCACAGAAATTGAATCCTACGATACCCCAATTAATTTAACTATACATACAAAAGCTCCAGGAAAATGGAAATTAATTGATATGGAAACTGGTCAAGAATATATAGGACAGGCGGCTCCAAATCAATATGGTAAATGGCTAAGGATTAAAGACAGGGAAAAAAAATAATGAAACATAATATGGAATTAATTACAATTGAAGGAGATCTTCAATATATAGACAATTTTTTAACTCAAGAAGAGTTAGATTTTTTTAAACCCTTCATGGATGACCACGAGGGTTGGTATACAACAATGAGATCTAGTTACAGAAACATATTAAATAAATTTATTCAAAGTGATATGCCTAGAAAGTCAGACGGAAGTACTGATGTTGTGACATCAGAACACCCACCGATATACCACCCAATATTAGAAAGGCCAGGAGGGGTATTAGATAGACTAACACAAGTTATGCCACCAATATATAATCCTCATGCTAGCTTACAAACATTCAAATTTTGTACAGATGAAGAAATTGAAAGAGATTTGAGTGAAATAGAAAGAAATTATTTAACAAATAATGGAACAATACCTTTAGATGTAAGTAAGGTAGATTGGGCTATGAATTGGCATAACGAGTTCGGTGACGGAAGTACGGTTCCTCCGTTTAATAGATCTCTGTCTCTTTATTTAAACGATGATTTTGAGGGTGGAATTCTAGAGTTTAAACACAAGCCATATAAAATTAAACCAAAAGCGGGAATGTTGGTTCTAGTACCAGTAACAAAAGAATTTGAACATAGGGTTACTAAAATAACATCAGGAAATTGGAGACACACTCTTTACGGGGCATCTTGGAACAAAGATTTCCCTATACCAAGCACAAATGAGACCTGTTAATTACTATTGACTAAATCAATATAAATATTGTATAATAAACACCTACTAGTAGAAAGATAAATAATGAGCGAATCTAAATGCCCATTTACGGGTAATGCTTTAAATAATGAAAAAACATCTAACGAGTATTGGTGGCCTAATCAATTAGACCTATCACCACTAAGAAAACATTCAGAAAAATCTAATCCAATGACAAATGGATTCAATTACGCTAAAGAATTTAATAGCTTAGACCTTGATGATCTTAAGAGTGATATTAATACACTCCTTACTACCTCACAAGAATGGTGGCCAGCAGATTACGGAAACTATGGACCATTCTTTATTCGTATGGCATGGCATTCTGCAGGTACGTACAGAACAACAGATGGTCGTGGCGGTGCAGGAGAAGGATTACATAGATTTGCTCCACAAAACTCTTGGCCAGATAATGGTAATTTAGATAAAGCTCGTCGTTTGCTCTGGCCTATTAAGCAAAAGTATGGAAATAAAATTTCATGGGCAGACCTTATGATTCTTGCAGGTAATGTTGCTCTTGAAAATATGGGATTCAAAACATTTGGTTTTGCTGGTGGTCGTGAAGATGTTTGGGAATCAGATGATACATACTGGGGTTCAGAAAAAGAATGGCTTGCAGATAATCGATATAGTAGAGATCGTGAATTAGAAAATCCTCTTGCTGCAGTTCAAATGGGATTAATTTATGTAAACCCAGAAGGTCCTAATGGAAATCCAGATCCAATTCTTTCTGCAAAAGATATTCGTGAAACATTTGCACGTATGGCTATGAATGATGAGGAAACTGTTTCTCTTATTGCAGGTGGACATGCATTTGGTAAAGCACATGGCGCTGGTGATCCATCAAACGTTGGGCCAAATCCTGAAGCTGCACCTATTGAAGAAATGGGTCTTGGTTGGAAAAACTCATTTGGAAAAGGAAACGCAGAAGACACAATTACAAGTGGTATTGAAGGTGCATGGACTGCAACCCCTACTAAGTGGGACAACTCATACCTTAAGTTATTGTTTAAGTATGATTGGACACAAACAAAGTCACCTGCTGGTGCAACACAATGGATTCC